CCTTTTGATAAAAATAATATAACATTTCCAATTGTAGGAGAGACGGTGTTGATAATGAATATTGGTATGCAACATTTTTGGTTGCCATTTTCAAATACACAATATCCAAATTATAGAGAAGATTATAAAACAACAATCGGGGCCACTCAAGTACAATATGTAGATTCCGGCGGAAAATCTAGCTCAAATAGTGAAGATTACAAACAAGTCCAACAAACCGGAATGGCTAAAAAAGCCGATGATGGTAAAACTAAAAAAGATAAAGAATATAAAGTAAACGAAAAAATTAAATTCTTAAAACCAAGAGAAGGAGATACACTTATAACCGGTAGAGTTGGGAATACAATTCGTTTTAGTGAATTCTTTTTAACCGAAGATGGAAAAACTTCTTCACCTGGTATATTCATTCGTAATAAACAAAATCCAGCATTAGATAGTAAAAAATTAGGAGAATTAATAGATGAAGATATCAATAAAGATGGAACTTCTATTTACATATCTTCTAACAAAACCAAAATACCATTTAAAGAAACAATTAAAAAAAGTAAAGTAGGATTTGGTTCATATCCTTCTTCCGGAGATTTAAAAGGAGACCAATTATTTATAAATTCGGATAGAATAGTTCTTTCAGCAAAAGCAAAAGAATTTATTATATTTGGTAAAGGTAATACTGGTGTAATTACCGATGGTGTATTTAGTGTAGATGCGGCATCTTCTATATATGAACATTCTGATGGTGATATAACATTACATACTAACACCAAAATATTTTTGAACTCAGATTCAGGTGGCAATGTATATTTGGGAAGTGATAGTGGTGAAGGAGATGCAGGAGCAGCTGTTCAGCAAATGGTATTGGGTGGGGAATTGGTGGATGTATTAAAAACATTAATAGATTTAATTACAAATCAAGTATTTTACACACCTGCAGGGCCCTCGGCAATTGGGCCGGCAAATGCAGCAGGATTCAACTCACTTAAAGATAAAGTAGAAGTAATATTATCAGCTAGAAATTTTTTAAGTAAAAATTAATTTTAGATTATGTCAAAAAGAACACAATCTGAATCAAGAGCAGCAACCAGACGAGCTAAACTTGCTGATAGAAAAGATACAAAAGCCAAAGAAAAAGTAAAAGCAGAAAGAAGTTCTACATTGGGAGCACAACGAGCAAATGCTGCAGCAGCTAGAAAAAAGGGATTTGAAGCGGGTGGTTCTTGGGCCGGTTTTTATTTAAAAATGAGAGGGTTTCTACAAGATGATGATATGTTGGGCCAAATTGGTAGTTATTATAAAAAATATGAAAAATTTGTAAAAAACAAAAAAACAATAGAATATGATAGAAATAGTCATACAGTTGCAGTAAATTTTAAAGATATAATAAAAGCTGGTAAAAGCTCTTTAAAGGGAGAGGTTAAAAAAAAAGTTGCAGAAAATATTTCAAACGAATCAAAAGATAATGAAGGTGCTAAAAGATTATCAGGTTCGGAACACGTTTTAAATTGGTTAGAGACCGAAGAGTGGGTTAGAGAATTTTTAGAACAATATGAACAAGTTATAGTTAGTGGAAATGTTATGTTTCCTGGATTATTAAATGTGGCCGCGGGTGGATTTTCTAGTTCTTATTTTCAATTTAGAAAACCGAAGGGAGGCCCTAAAAAAAAGTTTTCCGTAAAAGGTGATAATGTTGCCGCTTTAATAAATTATGGATTAAACGAAGCGGTTGCTGCATATTTAGCAACAACAATCGAAGCAAATAAATTTAGTCCTAATGGAGATTTGTTGCAAAAAGTAGGAGCAGGTATACAATTGTGGTGGTTAGGTAGGCAAATGGATAAATCAAAAGCACCAATTTTTGTATTTCCCCCCGCACTATCTACTTACGGGGACTCTACATTTATAAGTTTTTGTGTTGCTCCAGGAATTTTTCCAACACAACCTTTGTTCCCAATTGGAAACGTAGATAGTTGGCTTACAAATTTTATTATAAATGCAAATTTTCATTTACTATCCGTAGCTGGATTACATTTTACACGCCATAAAACATCGGTAACAGGTATACCAATTCCATTTTGGGTAACACCCTGGATTGGATATTTTACAAAACCATTTGCAATACCACCATTGAACCCATTATCGGATTTACCTTGGAAACTTTCTCCTAAAGAAATTATAGAAGAATTATTACCAATGGCAGCTAACTATGCAGTTGGCCAGGGTGTAGACCTTGCTGGACAAGTCGCTGCCAAGGTTGCAGCTCCAGTTGTGGCCGGGGTAGTATCTACTTTTGCAGATTCTGCACCAACACCATATGGAAATGATTCAGCACCAACAACGACACCGGCCGGAACACCTATCACACAACCTGGTATACTTGGAATAGGTAACTAAATAAAATTTAAATACAATATTTATTACTAAACATATACAAAACAATTATTATGAAATCAGAAATTTTATTAACTTTAATTAAAGAAGTTGTTAAAAATGAAGTTAAGTTACAAGTAAAAGAAGAACTTGTTAAACTTATAAAATCTGGTGCAGTTACATTAAACTCACAAAAGAAACCATCTACTCCATCATTAAGAGAGATGACAGAAGTTACTCCTACACCGGTTAAAAGACAACAACCCGTTCAACAAACACAAAGACCACAAAAAGAATTTTCAAAAGACCCAATGATTAATGAGATTTTAAATATGACTCAACCATTTTCATCGGAACAAAGAAAAGAGGGTGCACAGGCGGTTGGAAGTGTATTGGATATGATTAAGCCCGAATTAAGAGTTGATGAGAGTGAGTGGGAGACAATGGATTTTAGAGAGGTAAATATACCATCTAATGTTCCAAATTTTGAATCAACTGGTGATGGATTACAAGATGCTACGATAAAAGCATTGACAAGAGATTATAGAGAATTAGTTAAAAGATTTTAATAATGGCAATAGAATTAGGAAAAATATCCGTAAAGGATTTAATACAAAACCAATATAAGGGTTTAAGTATTGGATTTTCTAATTCAGATACGGATGGATTATTTCAAAAAAATTATTCCACAAGAAAACAATATGCAGAGAATATTAAAAATTTAATATTAACAAGAAAAGGGGAAAGAATAATGAATCCTTTATTTGGATGTGATATTCATAGAGTTCTATTTGAACCAATAGTTGAAGGCCAAATAGAAAATAAAATTGAAACTGCAATTGAACAAGCCGTTAATTATTGGATTCCAGAAGTTAATATAGATGAAATTATTTTTGATTTTACTGAAAATGACATAGATAACCATACCATTAATTTTAATATAGTTTTTTCATTAAAATCAAATCCAGATATAACCGATAACGTAGAAGTATCAATAAAAGAATAATATAAAATGGCAATTAAATCTTTAAATAAGAATTGGGGCAATAATAACAAAGAAATAAATTATGTTGGTAAAGATTTTACCACATTTAAAGAAAACTTAGTTAATTTTGCTAAAACATATTTTCCGGATAATTATTCGGATTTTTCGGATGCATCTCCTGGAAACATATTCATTGATATGGCTTCATATGTGGGTGACGTTCTTTCGTTTTATCAGGATACTCAATTAAAAGAATCAATGTTAGCTAATGCTAGCGAAAGAAAAAATGTAGTATCAATTGCACAATCTATGGGATATAAACCAAAGTTATCTGCACCAGCTGCTACAACAATAAAGGTTTATCAAATATTACCTTCAAAAAATAATGACGGTAACTTAGAGCCGGATTCTAGATTTTATTTAAAAATTAAGGATGGAATGGAAATAAAATCAACATCAAATTCTAATGTAATATTTAGAACAACTGATTCGGTTGATTTTGAAAATCCAATTGATAGAGAAATTGATGTGTATGAAAGAGATTCAACCGGTGCACCAACACAATATCTTATTAGTAAATTAGTAAAAGCAATATCTGCTACTCAAATAGAAACATCCTTTATAATGGGAAATGATGTCGATTATCCATCGGTTTCTTTATCAGATAGTGATATAATACAAATAGTTTCCGTTACCGATTCTAATAATAACAAATACTACGAAGTACCTTATTTGGCACAGGAAAGTGTATTTGTAGAACAGGCCAATATTTCAAGTAATACAAATTCTGATTTAAATTCCGTATCATCCATAGTTCCATATATTTTAGAAGTACAAAAAGTACCTAGAAGATTTAGTGTTAAGGTTAATTCAAATAACACTATGGATTTACAATTTGGAAGTGGAGATACATCAATGAATGATGAACAAATATTACCTAATACAAAAAATGTAGGATTAGGATTAGCAAACTCGGTTAACAGATTGAATCAAGGAATTGACCCTTCTAATTTCTTAAAAACAAATACATTTGGTATCGCTCCTACAAATACAACATTAAAAGTAAAATATTTAGTAGGTGGTGGAATTGAAGCCAATGTAAATACGGGAGATTTAGTTAGTATCATTAATATACAATTTGAAGAAGATTTATTATCATTGAGTGATGATAATTTAAGAGTATATAATCAAGCTAAAACAACAATAGCAGTTGAAAATGTAGAGCCAGCAGTCGGTGGCAGAGGTGGTGAATCAATAGAAGAAATTAGACAAAATGCATTGGCAACATTTGGTTCACAAAACAGAGCAGTAACACGACAAGATTATATAGTAAGAGCTTTGAGTATGTCTACTAGATATGGTAGTGTTGCAAAAGTATATGTTAGTCCGGATGGTGAATTGGATAATAATAGTCCTGCATCAATTTTAGCTAGTCCTAATAATATTGAAGAATTTACGAATTTAGTAGATTCTATGAAAGGAATGAAAAAATCCGAAATACAAAAGGAGTTAGTTAAATATCTTTCAAACAAAAGAACGGCAATTTCGGAAGTAAACAATCCATTTGCAATTAATATGTATGTTTTAGGATATAATGATAATAAAAATCTTACACAATTAAATCAAGCAGTTAAACAAAATCTTAAAACTTATTTAGGTGAATATAGAATGTTGACTGACGCTGTTAATATGATTGATGGATTTATTGTAAACATTGGAGTTGATTTTGAAATCATATGTTATTCAAATTTCAATAAAAGAGAAG